AGCCTAAACGCTGCGCTGACAGGCAACACAGTTAGCGCCTTGACGATTACAACGCTAACGCTTGGTAGCACTGCTATCACTGCGACAGGCGCTGAGATCAACATTCTGGACGGCGTAACGGCAACGGCAGCAGAGCTAAACATTCTGGACGGTGTGACCAGCACTACGGCTGAACTTAACATTTTAGATGGCGTCACTAGCACCGCTGCGGAGCTAAATATCCTTGATGGGGTGACAGCGACTACGGCAGAGCTTAATTACGTCGATGGCGTTACATCAGCGATACAGACGCAGCTAGACTCTAAAGCGCCTGTAGCATCGCCAACTTTTACCGGGACGGTCACCACTGCCGCACTGAGCGGCACTTCTGCAACATTCACGACGACTGATACCTCTGACAATTTGACGCTGACGTCAACAGATGCTGACGCTGCCGTTGCGCCTAATTTAAAGATGTACCGAAATTCAGCGTCACCAGCAGACAGCGATCAACTGGGGAAAATAACCCTCATGGGTCGTAACGATAATTCTCAAGACGTGGATTACGGTGTCATCGGGTCAATGATTGTTGATGCGTCTGACGGTTCTGAAGACGGCAGAGTGTTTATCAACACTATGGTTAACGGCGAGCTTCAAAGCCGACTCGACATACGCGAAAGCGAATTAATCATAAACAATGAGTCAAAAGACCTAGATTTTCGCGTTGAGTCAGACGGCAACACTCATGCGCTTTTCGTAGAAGGGTCTTCTTCTAACGTCGGCATCAATGCTAGCAATCCGTCAAGAACATTTCACAGCCTTGGAGGTTCTGGAATCTCAACGGTGGGTAAATTCGAAGCGGGAGGTACGCAAGTATATATCCAGCTTTCACATAACGGCGCATCTGACGCTGACAGTGGATATATTGGTTATGACTCAAGTAGCAATCTAACGTTCTTCACTGACAACACAGAACGCATGCGCATATCTGGCGGCAGCGTCGGCATCGGTACTACCAGCCCTAGCAGTTATTTTTCTGGCGCAACTAATTTAGTCCTTGCCGGCACTGGAGACAGTGGCTTGACAGTAGCTTCAGGCACTTCAGGAACCGGGCGCATTCACTTTGCAGACGGTACTTCGGGAGACGCTCGGTTCAGAGGCTACATGGTCTACAACCACTCAAACGACAGTATGCAGTTCGCAACATCCGGCACCGAAGTCATGCGCTTAACTGGTGGCAACGTCGGAATCGGAGCTACTACCGTTGACCACAAGCTGCATTTAGAACAAAGCGATACAACTGTTTGTTTTACAAAAACAGAAAACACCGCAGGTAATTTGCTCGTTGGAGTAAACAGTTCGGGTAATAGTTTTGTTAGCGCACAAACTACAGGCAAGCCGTTAATTTTGGAGACCCAAAATACCGAAAGAGCGAGAATCACTGATTCGGGCATATTTCTGGTGGGGAAGACTGCTAGTGGAACTGCAAACACAGGCGCAGAATTAAGAAGCGGCGTATCCAATCATGCAATAGTAGCTACATCTAGTTCAGAAGTACCAGTGATAGTGAACCGCAGAGATAATGACGGGTCGTTGATTAACTTATTTAGACAGCAATCTCACATAGGCTCAATAGCCGGTCAGCAAGGCTCAATAAGCATAGCCGGCAACCCGAACACTGGCGGTATCTATTTCAACGGTGGTACAGACGTTCGCCCTTGGAACCAAAGCGCAAACACTAACGCAGACAACACGCTATTCCTCGGTTCGTCTAACTCGCGCTGGGAAGAATTTTTCTGTGCAAACGACACGATCAACACTTCTGATCGAAACGAAAAGCAGGACATTGAAGAACTGACTGAAGCAGAGCAGCGTGTCGCTGTAGCGGCTAAGGGGCTAATCAGAAAGTATCGTTGGAAGTCTGCCGTCGCAGAGAAAGGCGACGATGCTCGTATTCACTTCGGAATCATTGCTCAAGATTTACAAGACGCCTTCACCGCTGAGGGCTTAGACGCTCGTCGCTATGCAATGTTTTGTAGTGACACTTGGACTAACGACGATGGCAGTGAGCAGACACGTTTAGGTGTGCGCTATTCAGAACTACTAGCCTTCATCATTGCAGCAATATAGGAGCAAAACGTATGGCAGCAACATTCACATGGACGATCTCACAGACTGACTTCGTAATCTCGGAAGACGGTCTGACCAACGTCATCAATAACCTGCATTGGCGATGTAATGCAGCAGAAACAAGTGGCGGCAAAGATTACGCCGCTGGCAGCTATGGCACTCAAGGGTTAGAAGCGCCCGATCCTAGTAGCTTCACGGCCTACGATAGCGTCACGGAAGCCAATTGCATCGCTTGGCTTAAAGAGCAGATGGGTGACGACGCGGTAACTGCGCTAGAAGCTGGCTTGCAGTCAGACATTGACGCACAGATAACACCAACAACCGGCACAGGTACGCCTTGGTGATGGACGTCGGATCTGTCAATAGCACGGCTCAAGTGAGTTGGAAGCAGGTCGCAGTGCTGAAACAGGAAAGGCTCCGCACTGGTGCTGAAGGCGAGACAGTTAGAGAGGCTGTCGAGACCATTATGCCTGTGCTTTACACGCAGACTGGCAACAAGGTAGAAGCGCAACCACTAGCGCCTACTCAACGAGTGAACGTATCGGTATGAGTGATAAAGGCGAGCAAGCACTAAACGAGGTAAACGCCCATGAGCGTGAGTGTGCGCTGCGCTACGAGCGTATCGAGGAGCGCCTTGCAGAAGGTAGCGCCAAGTTCAAACACCTAGAGAATCTAATCTACGGCCTCTATGCGCTTATCCTAGCAGCAGCCCTCCCACAGTTCTTTATGGGGTGAGCAATGATAATTGAGTCTGTCGCAGCCGCTGGAATGCTGCTCCAGCAGATCAATTCGGTCATTCAAAACGTCAACGAAGGCAAAGCCAACGTGCAGCAGGCAATGTCCCTAGTCTCCGACTTTGGCGAAGCCCTAAACACGTTTGAATCAACCCGTAAGTCTTCGACGTTCAGCCCACTCAGCAAAAACGACATCTTGAAGCTACAAATGTTGCGCAGGTCACAAGACCGATACCAAAAGGATCTTAGGAACCTCCTGCTCGCCGTAGATAGCCAATTACTAGATGACTATGATGCAGCCATCCGGCAACAAGAACATGACCGAAGAGAACATGCACGAATGCTCGCTCGCAAAGCTAAGGCTAGACGCCATCTGATAAACCAGATCCTTGTAGGAGGCACCACCCTAATTGTGGGCGGAACGATAATTGCCGGAGGTTTTGCAATCATCTTGAGGCTTTACGGTTGAAGAGCCTTGAGAAAATACTATGGGCCGTGTTGATCAGCGGTATAGCCGGGCCAACCTTGATCTTTGCTTCTTATTATTTCTGGCAGTGAACCATGATCATGGCATTCCTTCTGGTAATGATGGTTGAAGGCGAGCGAGTCCCAGGTGACTTTCACTTTCGCAACGTTCATAGGTGCAATCAGTTCGCCGTGTGGCTGGAAACGGGTTCTATAAAGTCTGTTGATAAAAGACGTATCAACACTCAGGAGAACATTTCAGCTTATTGCATACCCGTTAAGGTGAGACCAAACATCACTTTCTATGACTAAACATTGAGTTTACAATGTTGAAAAACCAAGGGGTTCAAACATGATAGAGATTGATGGCGTCAAATACGAAGAAGAGGATCTAACGCAAGAAGGTGTTATCAGGGCCAAGCGCATTGCTTTCCTCAAAGAGCGCAATGTGAACCTTGTTATTGAGCAGCAAGAAACAGACAACAACATCGCTTTTCACGCTAAAATAATCAAAGAGCAGCAAGAAGGTCTAAATCATAACCAGCCGCCTGGAGAAGAAGTTATTGAGGCCGAATCAGAGTGAGCGCAAAGCGTTTAGAGGAAGGCTCTGAATACAGCACATACGACACCGATGGTGACGGCATAGTTACTGACGATGAGCTTGAGACCAGCCAGCAACTTCAAGAGCTACGGCTGCAGCAAGACAAAGCAAACGCGCAGCGCGGCATGGCATGGTTTGCGCTTTGGGGAATGTTACTGTATCCCACGCTGATCGTTGTGTGTACGTTTGTTGGGCTTGACCAAGCTGCAGCTATCTTAGGGGATATTGCATCCGTATATTTCGTAGCCATTGCCGGGCTGGTGGCCGCGTTCTTCGGAGCGAGTGCCTGGGTAACAAGAGGGAATGGTAAATGAGCCTACTGGGATCTTTGATCGGCCCCGTCGCTGACTTGGGCAAAACCTGGCTAGAGGGCAAGGTCGCAAAGACCAAAGCTAAAGCAGAAGCAGAGGCCAAAGTAATGACTACTCAGGCGCAGAGTGCTGCCGATTGGGAAACAGCAATGGCGCGCGCGAGCAATCAAAGCTGGAAAGACGAGTGGATAACAATTTTGTTTTCTATACCCTTAATTTTGGCATTCATTCCCCCGGCGGTTCCCCATGTGCAAGAAGGGTTCCGGGTTTTATCGACAATGCCAGAATGGTACCAGTACGGGCTTAGTGTGATCATCGCGGCTTCGTTTGGCGTGCGCGGGGTCATTGGCATTATGAACAAAGTGAAGAAGTGATGGTGACATTTGTGGGGCCACTAGTAGAAACATTGAAGCGGCACGAAGGTGTAAAGGCTTTCGCCTATCAGTGTACTGCCGACAAGACCACGATTGGTGTCGGCCGCTGCATTGATGAAGACGGCGGCATTGGCCTGTCCGATGATGAGATCGAATACTTGTTGATGAATGACATAGCTCGCTGCGATGCAGAGCTTGAGAGTGCGTATGACTGGTACAGAGACCTCAATAAGCCGCGCAGAGATGCGATGATTAACCTGTGCTTTAACCTTGGATTAACCCGTCTTCGAGGCTTTGTGAAGGCGCTAGAGGCTATGTCACGCGGTCAGTACGACCTAGCAGCCGATGAGTTTTTGGATTCCCGTTGGGCTGACCAGGTCGGTGACAGAGCCGTTGAGGTAACTGAGTTGATCAGGCTTGGTGATTACCCGGCGGTTTGAGACTGAAAAGTCTTGAGGCGCACCTGTAGGTCTAACAGGAACAGCTTCACATCTTCTTCTAACTGGGTGATCACATCTTCTTCGGGCTCATAACGCTGAATCCATATCTGATTTGCCGGTGGCAACCGGGGATCAAACATCACGAAGTCACACCATTTACGCTGAGTACAAGCCAACTGCCAGGTCATCTGTGTAACGTAGTTCTTAGGTATCTGTCCCGATAGCACAGTCGATACCATAGTGGTGGTCTTCGGGCACTTGATCTCTACGAGCCCATCATCACCGACTAGCCCGTCAGGTGAGGCGCTAGACCATTCGATCAGAGGGTGAGGAATGCTGCCTACTTCCTGAACGGTGACATTGTTCTCAAACTCATACGCAGCGCGCGCGAGCGGTTCTTGCTCAATACCCCACATCATGTCTGCACTGATGAAGTGATCCTGGGCTCTACCGATGAGTCGCTCGGTGATTAACTCATCCATGTAGCGTTCGCGGGATGCGCTCCAACCCGACTTGGTCTTAGCTATTGCGTCATAGCATCGACTTGCCGTGCAGCAACCGACACGCGCGTCAAACCATTCTGGTGTGCCCTGCTTCATTTATCGTCGTCCGTTTTATTGAGTTGTTTGGAGATGATCCTCAGAGCTTCTACGGCCTCCTCTTGAGACAAATCCTTCAGACTATGAACACCATACCGATTGGTTATTCGGTCGATGTCTATACTGGCTTGCTTGGCTTTAGCTTCTATGTCTGAGACTACGTCTGCAGCTAATGGTTTTTTGGGAGATTGGGCTTGCGCCGCATCTTTTGGCTCTGCCGCTTCACCATCATCATCTTCATCAGCGGCTATACCAACTGCCATTGCTAGGCTGTATCTCTTCGCATACGTCAGCGCAGATCCAACATTTTGAGGGCTCGCTTTTTGTGCTGGCATCTCTACAATTCCAGTTGAAATCTCTTCTCCGTATCCATACAGCACTGTCTCGACTCCAATCCCGTTCTCTGTCGGTATAGATTTTTGTATGAATGCTATTCCATTGGCATTAAGTGCAGGTTTCGCAGCATCGATCACAGATTGAAGGGATGCAAAACGAGATTTGTAATGGGGGTTAAACGAATCTAACGCTGCATGTTTCATTTCAGATTGTGCTTTAACAAAGGCTGACACCAAATTTTGCTCACTCATTTTCTAACTCCCACATTTCTATAATAAAATCGTCGCACACCGTGCATTTGTAACAGGCATCCCATCCAGGTTGCGAGCGGTCGCCATGCTCTGCCTCAATGTATGCAAACTCGGTTTCTGTCTCGCACACCTTGCAGTCGTAAATCTCTGTGTGCATCAGTTGTCCTTGAGTTCTTTGATGCGAAAGAACCCATCGTGCCGCTTGAATTCGGTCATAAAGAGTCGGGCGTAATACGGCGTGTAATTGTTTGAGATCTTGAAGGGCTCTCCAGCAGTCTCTACGTCGGAATGCCATCGGATACGCTCGAACACGCCCTTGGCACTGTAGTGATTGTGGCCTGCCCGGATTAGCTGAAAGGTGTACCGCTTAAAGAGTTCATATACCTCTGGGTTCCGTTTGTGGTAACACCACCATTTACGTTTTATCGACTGCACTTTTTGTTCTCCATTGTTGTCTGACTTCACCTGTCCTTGCCGTACCATTCTGCAACGAGACACACCAACCCAAGCCATACCTGCCTTGCCGAGACGTTCCCTACTAAGCCCGGTCTGGACACACCCTACCTGCCTCGCCAGTCCGTTCCCGTCCCCGCCATGCCTTGTCTG